AGTATTCACACCCATTTGAGTAGCGTAAGCCTGTGCTGCTGCAAGAGGACCAGATTTAGATACAGTTCCATACTTGGTTGAGTGCCAGTTGCCGTACGCATCGTAGTTGCCACCTAAACGTTGTGCTGTGGCAGCATCAAGGAGACCCGACTTTCCTGTAGTAGTGTACGTTCCATCTCCGCCATCAGAATCATCTCCAGAATATATCTCTTGCATTGTACCGGGAATGTAGCCTTTACCCAATTCTTCTATTGCGTATATTTGTTCTGAAGTAAAGTTACCAAGTGTGCCTGTATATTGTTTACTACCCGCCACACGACTAACGGTTTGACCGTTGAGGTCCATGATATTGCCTGCGCCACTAGCAGCAATCTTTACAGCATTTTCGTATTGCTTCTTGCGATTCATCTCGCCAGCCACTGAGCCAATAATATTTAATGGCGCACCCATCATAGCACCTGCTACTGCTAGCACCGCTGTTTCTGGCTTTTGCAACTGTTGAGACATGTAATCCTTAAAACCAGAGAACGACTTGTCCATTTGTTTTTTTGCAGACTTCGAATTGTTTCGTACGTAATCACCAGCCATGATATTCGTAGCGTTGTACGATGGTCCACCTGTAAATATATTCGTTCCTGCCATCGGATTGAATACATCTCCGCCGCCCACGTCACGTACATTTGGACGGGTAGAACCATCATCCTGTTCGTCATCATCGTCAACAGGACCAACTGTCGTACCAATTCCGGTTCCTAGCGTTTGCTTGTAGAAATCAACAAACTGATTTTGGTATTCATCTTGTGTTAGGATTGTCTTCATTTCTTACTACCGCCTCGTGATTACTCTTCAACTTGAGGAGAGTTTCCAGTAAAGCCAGCTTCCCCTGCTGACGGAACAGCTCCAGTTCCGATTGTGCCGTCACCACGCCCTGAATCGTCAGTTCTCTGAGGTCCGTTAGGTACTCCTCCATCAGGGGCCATTCCTTGCTGTTGACCATCGGGGCCAGCTTCTGCGCTTGCTGCTTGTTGAGCATTTGCCATCATTCCTTGTAACATTTGAGCATACAGTTGAGCCTCGTTCACATCGTTAACAAGACTGTCGGGGTCAATGTCCTGTGAGATAGCTAACTCTCTCATCAAGTTTGGTATCTTGATAAACGGAGCCAACATCGGATTGGACACTGTTTGTAACAACGTAGTAAGACGCTGTGTACGTACTTCCTTTTGCATAACGGCTGCAGAACCACGAGGCTTGATTTCTAAGTCGCCTGTGATATCTTCTACGTTTTCATTGAACTGCATGTTCCACTGGAAATAAGATTCACCCAACGGCTTGAGAAGATGGTCATCAATGTTCTTAATCACTGTCTTCATGGCAAGGTTTGCTGAACCCATCAACATCGACAAACCTGACGCTGTTCTACCCGTGCCTGTTACGCCCGTTTGTCCGTGCATGATAGACGGTATGCCCGTATCTTCGTCAGCAAGCTGTCGGCTAATCTGATACATCTGAATGTTTTCAGGTGCAGTGTTGGGAAACTTTAGGCCGTTGATTGCCGTACCAGTGACACCCGACTGACGACGGAATATCTTGCCGGGAAATATATCCATATTCTGACCGGGAACAAGGCTGGCCTCGTCCACGTCAAACACCAGATTACCAGCAAGGGCTAGATTGTCGATTGCCATTCGATAGTGACCGTTCATCAACTTCTGTGATGCTTCCATGTTCTCCGCTACACCAACACCCCACAACTGATAGGGATTGATTTCAAACGGAAACGCCTGATACGGAATACGTACAGGTGTAAACGGATTCAACACACAACGAAGAACTTCTTCACCGCACACCCAAGCATTGATTTGTACTTGGTCAATACCCGATGCGTCATGTGGAATATCTAAGCCAACGTGACGTGCAAGGTCAGCATCTAATACACCCCAATACTCAAGAACTTCAAACCGACTTTCTTGATAGTACGCTTCAGTCTCATCCTCACGGATGGTGTCTTCGTAATACTTATCTGTGTAGTTCGGTCCTTTGGCAAGACAGTTATTGATTGCTTCTGCGTTAAAGTGTGGACGTAGCAACAGACTACGCAACTGCTGACGATTCATGCGGTGACGTTCGATGACGTACTCACAATCCTCTATTGATGTGGCAGACGGGTCAGGGTGAAAGTCCCATGCGGACACAGCTTCAATACGGGGAACCATCTTTTCGTACGGATTGTACGAACGCTCCCCTGTCTGTTCATCTCTTTCCCACTTGTGGACACGCTTGTAAAAGTTAAACGGTCCCTTTACTACGCCTGTACCTAACAGGCAAGATTCAAAGATTGCTTTACGTAAAACGTTTACAGCACCCGTATCGAGAAGTTGGTCGTGAATACACTTCTCCATAAGACGTGCCATCTCTTGGGCAGGTTCAACCTGTGGTTCGCCCATTTTTGCTGGGCCTTCTTTGAGGTTAGGAAACTCATCATATCTACCCAGAGAAGGTCTCTCGGCCTGCATTGCACCGGGAGCAAGTTCTCTACCATCTCCCGGAAACCCGTACGGGTCTGAAATCTGGTCTAAGGGTGTTTCCATGTGAGCAAACTCAGCAATACCTTCTGGCATTGGGGTTGACTCTACTACGATTGGAAATCGTTTGTTTGCGAATAGAATGTCAATGATTTGTCCGTACGCAGCAAGAACTTTGGTCTTAGTAGTTTTGATGAACACTTTTGACCGCTCAGAATCGCGGTACTGAGTGGTTGAATCGTAGATTCCTCTGAAGTTCTTATATGCTTGAAGCCAACGCTGTTCATAGGCGTACCTCGCCTTTTCAGCGTCCTCTAGTTTGCCCTTGATGTAGCCGGGAAGACCCGGCATCTGTCCTTTAGGGTCAACTACAGATACGTCTTCTTCTTGCTGTGGTTGGAGAAAATCCTCAGACATACTCGTTCCTTAATAGTCGCGTTCTTCAGCCATCTTCATTACTGAAGGGTCAACTGCAGTTTTGGTCATCTTCTTTGGCATGTCCTCAGTCAGCACACCCTGTGCAGTCTTGGTGTCAAACTCAAGACCTTCACGGTAAAGCTGGTCTGAACCCATCGCATCATCAACTGATGTGTTAGGTGAGTTCATGATGTAAGATGCGCCATAATTGTAGTTATTATTAGGCATAATACTCTCCCGGTTATGGTGACATTGTTAAGAAGCTATCGCCCTCGCCAAAGGCTTGTTGAGCGGTTGCTTCTCGTTGTTGACGGGTCTGTTCGTCAGCTTCGCGCTGTCGTACTTGCGCCATCAATTCTTCTTGGGTAGCAGGGCGGTCACCGGGTTGAAGTTCAGACCCAGCACCAGCTTCGCTTGCTCCCATAACTATCATTGGTACGGCTGCTGCTGGTCCTGCAGCCACACCCAACGCTCTCGCACTTGCTTCGAGACCAATCTCTGCAGCAGCCTGTGCAGGCTCTGTTATAAATGAAGTCAGCCCTACTGCAGCTCCACCAGCCGTAAGTATTGAGCCAAGAGTAATACCTTTCTTAGCTAACTTTTCTTTCAGCTTGTCAGAAACATCCCCAGCAGATTTAAACGTACGTGTGTTTGTTTGTGGTGTACGTCCTGCACGAGCAGGGGCTTCGGGTAAATTACTTAATTGTAGTTGTGCTTCGCGTTGTTGAAGTTGAGCCTGTGCCTCTGCTGCTCCTGCTTGTGCGATTGCCTGTCTGTTAAATGATTCGGTAACTTCAGGAGATATTTGACCGGGAGCCTTTCCTGTGGCTACGTTACCTGATTCAGGTAGGGCAGCGTAGTATTCAGACGGGACATCATCAATTAAATCTAAGTCTTCAAGTAGTTCTTTGGTTGGTGTAATCAAGGCTGTTTTGTTTGATGCCTCAACACCAATATCACTAAAGTATTGATTTGTGTTTGTTGTTTGAGAACCAGCTACAAAAGCTGCAACGTTCTTTGCAACAACTTCATTAATCCGTCTGCGGTTTGCCGTTTGAGTTGCGTACGAACCTGCAACTGTAGATGGCGCACGAAAGGTCATAACCTTGCGAAGGTCACTCTTTTCATCCACTCCGAAAGTAGTTAGCAGAGTTTCGTTTAGATTACGTAGCTTTTTTACACGAAGTGGTTCGGTGCGTGTGCCTTTTGTAGGGCTAGTAACAGTTAGGTAGTCGGCAGGAAATACTCTGTCAAATACTTTGTTTATTATCTGTGCATTGTTTTGTGTATTTTCAAACAGGAGACCTTCACGTTTATCACCAACGTACTGTCGTACAATATCAAGTAGAGGAGCGGCAAGAACACCTGATGTCTTTTGAATACCGCCACCTGTTTTGATTTCAATATCGGATACAAGACCCGTTTTAAAATCTATGTCTTCTAACTTTACGTTGTTCAAGTCTTCTGGACGAAATCCACCAAACATGTGCAAACCTAATTGAGCAGCAGCCTCTGGATTTTCTTTTTGAAGTATGGCAAGTGACTTTTTTAATCCCCCGTATATGTCAGGTGGAAACTCTTTTATTCGTGCGCGAGTGGGGTCAGCTACGATTGCTTCTTTTGCAGCAGTTGCTCCCATCTCAGTTTTTAGAGTGCGGCTAGGCCAGCTTTTACCAAAGCCTCCCGCTTCCATAATACCAGAAAGAAATTTCTGAGCGTTACCTGCACGACCCTTACCAAACTGCTCGTACGCAGGAGATTCAACAAACATACGAACAAGCTGAGGATTATCTGCAAGCTGTGCAGGAGTGTATTCTCCTAGACCTGCAGCATTAAGAAACTCTACTGAGTTGTTAATAAAGCTAGTCGTGTAGGTTTTGGACTCGCCCACTTTACGATTTGCAGCAAGCTGAGATATCGGTGTATTCGCAACTGATTTGGTACGGCTCTTGCCGCCTTCAGTTAGCGTTGCTTCAAACTCTTTGTTAAACTCTGCTATCGGCATTAGTAGCCAAAGACCTCATCTTGTACTTGGTGAACCTGATTCTTGATTGCACCTAGTTGTTGGTGTATTGAAGCGTACCCGCTCATCCGTGTCATCAGCATGTAACGCAGTGCGTCGTATGCGTGGTCTTCTGCCTTGGTGTCAACATCCTCACTGTTTGTTTTAGACAGCGGTATACCTGTGAGTTGTTTGACTATGTTTTGACAGGTTGAAAAAATACGAAGGCGAGGCTCTTCAGAGTATGGGTCATTCGCCAATCGTCTGTGTATTTCCATCTTACCTTGTAATCTGTTGCGGTCTGATGGTGTCCACCGTACACCCGCTCTCATCATTGTCTCTGCAATGGATGGACCGAAACCTGTTTTGTTCCAGCACGAAGAGTCGAGTACGGTGTAGTGAGGTGCAGGGTCAAGCTGCTCTGCTTCTAGTATTTTATCAGCCAACTCTTCTGCTGTCAAGTGCTTGGCGTACAACTCACGGTAGACCCAAATGTTATTATCCCAATCAATAGCACCCCAAAGCACACACGAAGGACTCGCATACCCGTAGTCGGCGGCTCGTATACGGGGCCAGTTGGTAGGTAGTTCGAAAGGCTCGACCACGTGTCGAACACGAGAAAACTCAGGAAAGGCTGCACCCTCTGCAACATCCCAATCTCCTTCTAGTAATCGCTTCCGCTCTACTTCGGGCAACGAAAGCAGCATCGCTTCGTACTGTCCGTCTTCCATCAAGAAGGGATTGTCCGTCAGCCGTGCTGGTACGAACTTTCGGTAGAACAGAGGCTCACCACTCTTCTCGTGGTTTGGTGGATAAACGAACGGTGTTTGTGTTTCTATGTCGAACGCAGCGTACGGTTTGTTTGGTTCGATATCATCGATGTATGTTTTCTTGACCCACCAGCCACCTACACCACCGGGGTTGGCTGTGCAGCGCATGTACAGATGCTGCTGCAGTTCTGGGTCTGTCGTACGCAGACGTGAACGAAGATAGTCCCAAACGTACGGCGTGGGGTACTGGGTTATCTCATCGATACCTATCCAGTTGAACGCCTGACCCTGAAAGCGGGTTACGTCTTTATCCTTGTCGAGGTACGTGAACCAGATAGTGGCTCCCGACGGGAAGTGCCACGTTGATTTTGATTCACGAAACTTTGCACCGGGAAACGCCTTTGTATATAGTTGGCGCGACTTGTCGATAAGTTCAGTTAGTTCGTCCAGAGTCCGACGGAGAAGTAGCCCACGATGATTAGGATTGTGACAATACCGGAGAGGGTCAGCAAGCAAGGCAAAGCTCTTTCCACCCCCTGCTGCACCGCCATATAATACGTCCCGTTCACCAGCGGACAAGAACTGTTCCTGTGGTCCGGGATTAGGTTTGAAAACAACTTCATACTCTTCTACCAAGTCAGAGACTGCAGCCGGTACGTTTTGCAAGTCTCCTTCGTCTATCAATGTGGTCTGTGTGCCGCCTAGAGCCTTCTCTACGCGACTTTGTGACTGTTCGACCTTTCGGGCGTACCTTCGTTTATCTTCGGCAACCTTGGACGCTTTAGCGGCTCTTTTCTTTGCTTGGCGTACTTGTTTCTGTGCTGCACGTCTGGCTCGTTCGGCACGAGACAGATTGTAAATAGCTTTCGGTGCGTTGGGGTCTTTTTTTGGTCTACCGCGCTTTTTCGGCGGAGCTTCCTGCTCGTCTGCCACGATGTTCTAACCTTTGTTTGTTCAGTGATTGGAACTCTTCTGCAGCTTCTGCATCAGACATGTCCTGTTCACGACCTCTACGCATTACGTACTGCTGTAATTCTTTTTCAGTCATCTTTGCGAGTTCACTTGTAGTCAAAGTAGCGGTATCACGCAAATTTAAAATTGCTTTATTGACTCGTTCCATCGATTACGACCTCTTCCTTTGGTGGTAGCAGTACAACACCGTGGATGGCCTGTACGTTATGGTTTATTTGTTCCTGTTTTGCTACGCCTACACGATTTAACAGTGATTCAGCCGCTCTGAGGCGCAAATCGTCACCTCTGTCGGGGACGGGGTTGTCTATGGTGTTGACAAGGCGGTTCGCAGCCTTCAGAGCGTTCGTAGCAAGCAGGTTTTTTGTACGTGAGATGATTTCATCGGACAGTGTATCCTTCAACCAACTGACTGACCCACGGGAATACCCTGCAGATAGGGCAGCATCGGTTACGTTTCCACCGTTTTCGAACAGGTTGTCGAGAAACGTACGCTGTTGGGGTGTCAACTCACGTTTTTTGTGCTGTTGAGCAAGTAAATTCATCGGTTTTCTCTTAGATAACGAGAGTTGCCGCACTTTTCTAGCCAGTACTGTCCGTCAAGCTAAAGATATCGGGGTTTTTGTGGGGACATCTGCTAGTGAGATGCAACTCTTCACTGTTATATTAGGTATTTGTACAACCGATGTCAAGAAAAAACGTACGGGTGTACGATTTGGGGTTGACAGAACGTGATTTGAACTGTACACTGCCGGTGTAACCCGCCGGGGAAACACCCACTACCACGTAGGGGGTACGTTTTGCTACCCAAAGGGGTACGTTTTGGTCTACGCATGGGGAGTACGTTTTGGTACGTCCCCTTTTTTCGTATGACATTCAAAAAATCAGAAAAAATATGGCGGGTTTGCATAGCAAATGCAGGGGTTCCCTACTGGCCCTTGCGTGCAGGCGCACAGCCAAATATTTTTTTACTTACCTCAGCCAGCAATTCGAACCAGTTCAAAACGTACTAGGTGAAACAACCCCTGCACCAACCGCAAGGGACAACCCGCCGCGCATATATTGCGCGTAAACTAATTTGTCATGCCATAAAACCCCGATGGGTACTGTCCTGACGTTCGTATTACTAGACATCCCGAACAAGCAACCTGCCAGAATATCCTGCCAGTACAAGCCGCTAGATATATTTTTGGCATACCGGCAAAAAGAAACCCCACCAACTAGTGATGGGGCTAAGTTCAGGGAGAAAAACGGGGTACGTTTTATTCAGTCGTAGGCTTCACATCCGCCAGTGTCTTAGTATGTTTCTCGAACGAATACATAGAAATGCCTGCATTGTTCAACAGAGTTTCCAACACGCCCATCTGCTTAGTAATTACGTTCACAAGCTGGGCAATCGCTTGAAGGTCTTCGTTTGGTACAACCGCAAACTCTTCTGCGTTCTCTTCGTTTACGTTAAAGTTGAAAGCTGTTTTCTTCATGGGTCTTTCCTTTCTTGGTAACGGGGAACACTGGATGCGTTCCCCTGATAAGTACGTTTTAAACCAGTTCTACAGATAGTGTCAACCTATCTCTGAACACGTTCTGGATTCGCTCTTCCAGATGATTATCACACCAAGCTTCAATGTAGCCGTCAATCTGGTTATCAAGCTCACTGGTAATCATATCTTCAACATCACTCTCAGTGATAACTTCATGCTCATTGGAAACAACGTTCTTTATTTCCTGCTGGATAACTTCACGCAAGCTATGCAACGCCTTCGCTTCAGTATCAGTCAGGGTAATTGTGCAACCGTCCATGACTACGCCCCCAACTTATATTTACGTTTTTTACGTCCAGTGGTAATCGTCTGCACGTTATACCCAGCGTTGCGGATTGCCTCAATATGCTTATGAACGGCCATCTTCGAACGAACATCAGTATTCCGCAAAATAGTGTCCAAGGTGACAGGATAAGCACGAGTAACAAGCACCTTCAAAACTTGCTTAGTCTTCGGGTCAAGCTTACGAGTTCCCCCAACAACAGGCTTCCCCCTCGCTGGCTTTTCGTCTGAAAAGACATGGGCAAGCAACCGGTTTGCCGCTTCTTCCTGCTCTTTCCTATCCTGAGCAAAACCCCGTAAAGCTTCGTTCAGATAACCCCGGGCTTTTGGAGGTGAATACACCCAAGCAAGTCCGATATTCTCAACAATAGTGTTTCTGGTTTTCTCTTTCATGGTAGTTTCCTTTCATTTACCATTTGATAAAGGCGATTATTAGACAGATGAACAACACTGTCAACAAACACCGATAGACAATATATAATCCCTCCAGTTTATCATTCATTAAGCCGCTACCCCTTCCAATGACAACCAAGCATCACTGGTGAGAACATCGCGCACCTTGTCTGCACGTTGCCGCTGGACATCATGCTGCCGCTGCGTGGACGTTCCTTTCTCCATCGTGTGGGTAGACCAGTGGGTCAAAGCGTTATAGCCTGCCCACATAGTTTCACCCAGTTCGATAGCTTCATCGTGGTACTGGTTAACCATGTAATCAAGCAAGCCTTTATTCAGTGGCTTTTCGTCTGGCTTATCACTTGGCCTTGCTGGTCGCTGGCAAATAGTCTCTTCAAGTACGTTTTGAAAAGCGCGAGGCGTTAACCCAATGCTCGCCCATTTGTCCATCTGTTCGCGTTGATTGGCAAACATATCCAAAGACAAAACCGCCTTACCCGTCAGACTGCTCGTGTCCAAATTGCGTGTGTGTTTTTTCTTCTGGTGATATGCTTTCTCACCGCCAAAGACTAGCGTATTACGACACAGGTCACGATATGCACCACTGAACACTTGGAAAGCCCAAGACATATCGATGCTGTTGAACACGTCCAAGCGCGGCACGACACTATCTGAACCCTGACGGCTTCGAACGTCTGCTTTCAAGTCTTCAAAGTAAATAGTTCGATGCGCCTTTTTACCTGCCTCGAATAGCCTATCGACTACACGCAACCTGCCACCCAGTGGACTATCCGCAAGCTGCTCCGCCTGCACCTGCATCATAGTCTGGTGAGGTACTAGCTGGTACGTTTTAGGAATGGGTCGCATATCCACAAGCTGGCCCGTCGCCTTGTTCAGTACAGCGTGATAGTTATCAAGCCCGACACTGTGAACAACGGTAGTATCAGGAAAATGAGGCTCTTCTATTTCTGCTGCAATCGGTACACGTTCGAAAACTGCCCTATCCGTAAACAAGGACAGGTCGAACGGGTCGTTATGGTCGTACTGGATACCGTCCCGAATATCTGACAGACGGCTATTGTTAGGTACTAAATCAAGCATGATGTTTTCCTTTCATATATCTGCTTTGATGTTTCCAATGTAAGGCACAAAACGCCGCAAAAGTAAAGTGTTTTCTGCCTGCAAAATTTGACCGGCTAGCCCCACGACTCGCCACCAGCCCGACATAATCAGACCACCCCATCCCCAAAATAACACCGGAATAAAGTTGTATTATGTCCCCAAAATTATAGTGTCGTTCATTTGTCAAGTCAGTGTGTCATAAACAAAACTTGTCTAGTATCTGCCGACCAACACAGCGCACAGTTCGCACAGTTGGCAACATCGCCCGTCTGTTCTGGACAGACAAAAGACTTGCCTGCTTTTGGCTTGGCTCGTTCGGTGCTATTAGCTGAAAAGATATAATCTAGATTGTTGCTAAACCTGACAGAAAATCTTTCCCCGTAGCGTTGACGGGTGATGTCGATTACCTGCCCAATTTCACTTTCTCTTGTTCTGCCTGTATATCCCCACACTGCCAAGTTGTCATAATCATTCAACATCCATGCCCACATATTAACATAATCAACAGAATAAAAATCACCCAAAACGTGCAAGCGAATGATAACGCCTTTATAGGTAGAACACAATTCTTCTACTTCTTCGCGTAACTTGGCTTCAAGTGCTGGCCCGTGTTCGATACGATGAGCGAACGCCATGTTATTGCCGTAACAGTTATCCCAGTGATAACACTCACGCGGACAAGTTGCACGTTCCTCAAGCGTAAGCGTAAAGATTACATAGCCTTTAAACTTACCCTTCTTAACAATGGGCAATTTACCCTTATCTGCTATCTTGTTATTGGTGGATATTTTAAGCGCACCAGTTTTAAGTTCTGCAATCGACCGCCTAGCGTTCGGATACATGGTGACTGCTGGCTTGTTTATATCTGCTTTTCTCATTCGTTCGTTTTCCTATTCACAAAAGATGAGACAAGACTAGACACAAAAAAGCTTACCTGTCAAGTGCCTTCTGTTTTTGCAAATAACAAGCAGCGCAGTAAGTATCGAACGAGTCCCAAACATCAGCCCTCGCACCACACTTGCAAACGTACTCCTGTTTAGTAGGATGATTGCGTGGCTCGTTTGTCATCACTTTGTCAGCGTTTGTCATTTGTCAGCCTTTCTGTCACTGTTTCGGTAACACTGAACAAGCATAGCATAATATTCGTTTTTGCTGTGTCTTGTCCAGCGTTTGTCATCAGCCATTCTTTCACATTCTGTTTTTGTCATAGGCATTTCTAATATCATCTGATTTCCTATGTACTCCCAGCCCTCGTTGAACTCCCCTTCGATATAGTATGTAGTATTTGCCCACATACTGATTACGAGCATAAACTCTTTCATCACTTCTCATCCTCAAGTTCTTCAAGCACATAGTCTTTGTAATATTGCGGCCTGCCTTCATCATCCATAGGTGGAACAAACTTCATCACTCTATGTAGTAAACACTCTATGCTTTCCAGTTTGCGTACATCAGAAATCCACAAGTCACCGCACTCGTGTATTGTCATCAGCATACTTTTTAAGTCGTTGTGAGCCTTGAGAAACTCAACTCTTTCATCATCTGTAATATGTATCATTGGTACTTGCTCCACTTCTCTTGCCATGCTTCGTTTAGTATCTCATCATATTCTTGGTCGGTGTAGTGTTTCATCATGTCACGAAACCGTTTCATCTCGTGTACGAACTGAGCGAACACCTCACAACAACCAGCCCAGTAATCAGCCTTTTCGTACCACTGACTTTCAAGTTCGATTGCCATGTCTTTAACTCTACCCATCTTTCACCTCCCAAACATCCTCTAAAGTCCAATCTTGACAGTCATCTGTTTTGACCCACTGCGAGGTGTCGTCTGTTTCCTTCGCAATCTTCCAAGCTGTATCCTCATCTGGTGCTTCAACGATTAGTTCGTAGCCTACGTCCATTGTAGCACTTACTTTAAATTTAGCCATACTTTTCCATCCACTTATCATATGCAGGATTGCGTACAATCTTCATCTGCGTTTTATGTTCGCTTATACCTCTTGCTTGTTCACCTAGCAAGTAGTTTAAGTAATCCTCGTTCGGGCGTTGCCCTGTTTCCCACTCCACATCATCAAGCCGCGAACGTTCTTCGCGTATCGATGCGCTGATTGGTACGCCACAGCCAACAAAGATATGTTTAGCAGGGCAGGTGTACATTGGCAAGCTACTCATCATCATCTCCATCCTGCACTTCAAAGACTATGCGAACTACTCGCAGGTTATCAAATGGGCTGTCATCAGCGACACATTCCCATTGAAAATTGCACTTGTGTAAAAACTCCCACAGTTCATCATATTCACTCATCTTCATTCTCCCCTAATACAACAAACTGTGTAAACTCTGCTAAACCCTCGCGCCAATCTGTCTCATCATACTTCGTCCATTCTTCTGACCTGTCACGATTTATTTCTTCTAATATCATTGGCAGTGTCATGTTATAGACAGACCCATCCTCTACATCAAGAAGTTTGTATACTTCAGTCATCTGCTTTCCCTTCTGTTTGTTGGCAGTTTCATTACCCATACAACAAACTATCGAACATGTCAAGCACAAAAAAAACAGAGCCATCCCGAAAGATGACCCTGTTATTTGATATATAGGAGTAATGAGGCGAGGCAGAAAGGAAAACGAAACATCCTCGCCCCATGATTACCTACATAGCCTAAGTGTCAGAGTTTGTCAACCCCTATATTCGTACAAAGTATTCATTTTTATCAGCATGGCAAGATTACGCACAACGTACGCATAGCAAGAGTTGCGTTTGCCAACGAAAGCAGTTGTCCACTGTTTCAAGTCAACAGCCTTCTTCGCCTTTACCAGTTCTTTGTCTGTAAAGCCCAAACGTACCATCGACATGGGTACGATTAGTTCGTACGTTTCATCGTAGTCTCGTTTCACGATTTCGTATTCTAGGTCTTCTAGTTTAATTTTTCTATTTGCCATCTTCTTCCTCAAGTGCGTCCAGATATATGTCGATTGCTTCTCTCATCAGGTCAGCAACAGAAACCTGTTGATTATGTATCTCGCTTTCTTCGCGTGACACCCTTGCCAACCTTTCGTACTGTTCAATCTTCATTGTCAAGTTGTACGTTTTGAGTGGCTCTAGTATCTTGTTTGGTCTTGCCATCTTCCCAATCCTCTATCTTCGGCCCTTTACTGTGCTGTTTTTTGTCAGGCACAATCCTGTTCCTATATTTATTACTACCTAATTGTTTAGCTATCGGATTATGTTTATTAGTATATTTCATAATAGAATACTCCCAATGGGATAACCCATTTAATACCATGCGATTAAAATGCTGTCAACCCAAAAAATGTTGTTGACAATGTTTGTCGTACGATTTATACCTGTCTCGTCTTTGACACGGAGAAATGACATGAGTTCACCAGCTTGGCTGACAGGATAC